ATGCCAATAAATAACAAAACACCAAGAATATATTTATTCATAACATTTACTCCAAAAACAAAACGACGCTAATAATAATAAACCCCACGAATGCAATAACGATTTCCATTATTCCCCCTGAATCCCGATTAACCGCTCCAGGTAATCGTGGGCTTTCTTCAAATCCTCCAGCCCGCCCTTGTCCTTCCACCGCGCCACGTACTTAATCACATTGCCCCAGTAAAACCCCTGCAACTCTTCCCGGCTCATCCACGCCGCCATCGCATCGACCGGCTGGATTTCTTTTTGGTAATGCTTCCCGCCCACTTGCATCACTTCCCCCTGATCATAGCACATTGTTCGTCATTGTACATTGTTCGCAACCCCTACCCCTGCCCCTGACGAATTAACAATGCCCCTACCGCCCCTGACGTATACGTGTCAGGGGCAGGGGCGGGGCGTTTTTTGTTAATTTTTCCACAATCGCCCCTAAACGCCCCTGAAGCCCCTAGGGGCAGTCAGGGGCACTTAGGGGCACTTTTTTTGAGCATCATTGCGCTGGCCTGCACCCCATCAACGACCACCCAACCATGCTCAAATGGCTCAATTGTTCCGGCGTTGAGCATGGGTGCGATGAGGCCATCTGCCCGGCTGACCTCGGTTTTGTTCTTGGCGGTGCGCTCTGACATACCATCAGATATAAGTAATTCCCTCAAAGCAGATCTGCTTATATATGGTTTATCTTCCCTTATTTCCGCTCCACTATTAAACCAAGCCCGTTCAAACGTCCTGACGTTCTCATCGTGCTTGGTGGGTCGTTTGTGTGGCTGCTCTGTGCTGGCTGATTCATCTGGCACCGCAACGCAGGTAGTCGCCGGTTTCCCAAACTTGGTTATACCCATCTCAACCACTTCCAAACGGAAATATATAACCTCACCTTTGCCGGGTAATTCCCGTTGTTTGGTAATAGTGGCAGACCTTACACCGTCCTTTTCCATTACTTCAATTTCGGTATCAATATGCGCCCTAATACCTGACCAACCGCGTGCGCCTTTGGCTTGATCTTTACCGTTATGGTGAATAATAAGCAGGGCTGAACCGGTGGCTTGTGCCACAGAATCAAACCTAGCCATAACTGGCCCCATATCCTCGCCGCTATTCTCATTCGCCCCGGCGCTCATGCGTGCCAAGGTGTCGCCAATAATTAAACGAACGGGCTGTCCCTTGATCTGCTCAATCGTTTTGACCAGCTCAATTACGTCTCTTGCATCGCCTTCGTTGGCGTAGAAATTGAGCGGTACTGGCACCATCGCCAGGTTCTCAAGGCTGCACCCGTAATGCTTTTTGATGGCCTGCATACGGGAGCGAATTGAGCCAGGTGCTTCGCTGGCTAGATAGACAACTAGGCCGGGGTCTATCTGGCGACCGAAGAATGGCTGTCCGGATGCGATGTGAGCGGCAAGGGACAATGCAAAAAACGTTTTGCCGCTGTTGCTGTCACCGTACAACACCGCCATGCCGCCGATGGTCATAAAGTCCTCAACCAGCTCATTCGGGGCTTCATAGTCGGTGGATAGGCCATCGCCGAACACCACCTTCAGCTTATCCAGCATGGTCTTGTCGGCTTGAGGATTTAACAGACCTGCCAGGTCATGTCCTGCCTGTGCGTAATCGTTGGCGTCGCCCTGGATGGACGGCATAACCATACGTGCCCCGTACTTGGCGCAGGCTTGCTCGGCGTATTTCTGGCCCACTCCAGACGCATCGTTGTCGGCCACAATCACAATGTCTTGTGCTTGTCCGTGAATCTCACGCAAGGTGCCAGTAACGGGCACCAGGTTGCTTGCGCTGTAAGCCACAATCACTGGCCTGCCGCTTACCTCGTGGATGGTGGCGGCGGTGGCGAAGCCCTCTGCCACGTACAACACACCCGGCACATCCAGCGTACCAATGATGCAAAACTTACCGCTCACGCTGCCGCCTGGGTGATAAAGCTTCCCCCCCTCAGCATCGATGTATTGCAGACTGGCGAGCGCGCCGTCTGAGTCGAAGAGCGGCACCATAAGGCGACCGTCGCCCGTGATCTTTGCGCCATGGGGCTGGATACCTTTGCGCTTCAGGTATGGATGCTCAGGGCTGGCGGATGCGCCTTCCGACCAGATGATTTCCACGGTGCTGGCGGCGGCTTCGTTCTGCTTCTTGCGCTCCAGGTCACGGGCGGCTTTAGCTGCTGCCACACGGGCGACATGGGCCATTTCATCAGCAACGGTATATGGTCGATTTATGGTCGCTTTTATGGTTTGTTCTATGCCTTGCCGCCAATCGCCCCAAATCATGGTGCAGATTCCATCGGCATGGCCCACGTACCAGCCCGAGCGATCGTGCTTTTTCGGGTCTGGGCGAAACCGGCGCAACTGACCATCAAGAATGATTTCGTCCGGGGGCTGCACCCCGGCGCTTAACATTGCCTCACGAAACTGATCCTCCGGGGGCGCGACTCTTTGCTCGGTCGCTGATGGTGCCCACGGGCCTCCCACAATCTTTGTAAGGTCAGCCATTACGCACCCCGCCGCTCAGGTAATCAGCCAGGGCTTTCACTACTCGATGCGTCGGGTTTGCTTCAGGGTCATTCAAAATGCTGCGAATCGTATTCGGGTGGATAGCCGTAGCCCGCGCCACCACCGATATTTTCCTATCCCGCAGAGCTGCGCGGATATCTTCAAGCGACATGTTTTTTATCCTTATTTGTTAAAAAAGTTTCATTGCGTTGTTGCAATCTAGCAGAAGTCTTGCTAAAGTACAACCACTGCACGAACGGAATGGCCGACGGTGCAGGTTACAGGAGGTGTGAAATGGCAATCAATTTAAAGCGTAGCAGCGCGTTAGCTGCTGATGGTGTGAAGTTGCTTGTCTATGGGCAAGCAGGCGCGGGCAAGACCTCGCTTATCAAGACACTTCCGAACCCGGTGGTGCTGTCTGCTGAGGGCGGCTTGCTTTCTATTGCTGATGCCGATGTGCCATACATCGAGATCGGCAGCATGGACGATCTGCGCGAGGCTTATGTATGGCTGCGCGATAGCGCCGAGGCAAAGGCGTTTAAATCGGTGGCGCTCGATAGCATCAGCGAGGTGGCCGAGGTTGTTTTGAACGCCGAGAAGAAAGCCACCAAGGACGGGCGCGCTGCTTACGGTGAGATGAATTCCACCATGACCGAACTGATTCGCTCATTCCGCGACCTGCCCGGCCTGCACGTTTATATGTCGGCCAAGCTGGAAAAGCTTCAGGACGAGATGGGCAAGGTGATGTATGGCCCATCAATGCCTGGCAAGTCGCTTTCTCAAAGCCTGCCGTATTTCTTCGACGAAGTGCTGGCTCTGCGTGTGGAGAAGGATGCAGAAGGCCAGAGCCAACGCGCCTTGATGTGTGACAGCGACGGCGCATGGTTGGCGAAAGACCGCTCGGGCAAGTTGTCGGCTTGGGAAGCGCCTGACCTGGGCGAGATCATTGGCAAGATTGGGGGGCAGAAATGAGCAATAACGAATCCCTGCGTGATGCTTTTGCAGCGATGGCGATGAAACATTTTCTCGCTAACACCACCGACCGGGAAGCGGTAAATGCCGGGATGGAGTGGGAGGAAATTGTCGCGGTGCAAGCCTACATGATGGCCGATGCAATGATGGCTGAACGGGTGAATAAATGAACGAATCAAAACTGTTCGAATTGTCTGAGTCTTGGTTGCAAGCGAAGGAAGCCGAGCGCATGGCCGTAGAAGCCCGCCGAGCCGTTGAGGATGAGCTAGTCAAAGCCTTTGCCATCGGCGAGCAGATGGAAGGCACCTTCAATGCCAAAACGCTTACCGGGCACCAGATCAAGATCACCGGGCGGCTTAATCGCAAGGTCGATGCAGAAAAGGTGCAGGAGCTTGCTGCCGAGCATGGCCTGACCGAACACCTGTCGAGCCTGTTTCGCTGGAAACCTGAAATCAACCTCACGGCGTGGAAGGCCACCGCGCCTGAGATCACGGTGTTATTGGCCGATGCAGTTACCGTTTCAGCTTCACGACCCTCATTTTCAATCACACTGGAGAAATAACATGGCATTCCTTGAACATGCAATCACCCTTGATGACCTTCCAGAATCTACTGGCGATGTGGATTTCAAGCCGCTGCCCGCTGGCTGGTATTCCGCAACGATCAATAAGGCCAGCCTTGAACCAACTAAAGACGGCACAGGCCAGAAGATTTCCATGCGTTATGACATTACCGGCCCGACTCACCAGGGGCGCGTGGTGTTTGGCAACCTGAATATCAAGAACAAGTCTGAAAAAGCCGAGAGCATTGGCCGCGCGCAGTTGGGCGAGCTTATGCGTGCGCTTGGTCTGGCGAAGCTAACAGACACCGATCAACTGGTCGGCGGTAGCTTGTCGATCAAGTTGGACATTCGCGAGGCCCGAACTGATGCAGCCACCGGCAAGACGTATGAAGCAAGCAATGATGTAAAGGGGTTCAAAGCTTCCGGCGATGCCATGCCAGCCAGCGCGGTGCCCTCGTTTCCAAAGTCTGCCGCTTCTGCACCGAAGGCCGACAGTGCTGCGCCTCCTTGGGTTAAGAAGTAACGGATAAAAAAATACCCCGGCCAAACGGTCGGGGTCAAGTAACTCAGTTATCAACAGATACAGGAGACTACTTTGTCACAATACACTATTGCAGAGTTAATCGACAAGGCCCACGAATCACGCCAAGAGCCGCCACGCCCTCACCTTGGCGCGTCAATGCTGGGGCATCCTTGCGACCGTTGGTTGTGGCTGTCGTTTCGTTGGGCGGTGCAAGAAAAGTTTCCGGGCAGAATCCTGCGCCTGTTTCGTCGGGGCCAGCTTGAGGAGCAAACGCTAGTCAGCGACCTGCGCGCTATTGGTATCGACATTCAACGCACTGGCAAATCACAAAGCCGCGTTGATTTTGGCTGCCATGTGTCTGGGTCTGTCGATGGTGTGGCCGAATGTGGCGTGCCTTTTGGTGATGGTAAGCGTTACGTGGTGGAGTTCAAAACGCATTCTAAAAAGTCTTTCGACGATCTTGAGGATAAAGGCGTAGAAAAGTCAAAGCCCATGCACTATGCCCAAATGCAGGTTTATATGCTTGGAACTCAGATCGACCGCGCCCTATACGTTGCAATCTGCAAGGATGACGACCGCATCTGGACGGAGCAGATTAGCTTTAATGCAACCGTCGCCAATTGGCTGGTAGAGCGTGGCAAGCGCATTGCCTTGTCAGACCGTATGCCAGAGCCATTGAGCGCCGATCCGAGCTGGTATCAATGCAAATTTTGTCCGGCGCATGAGTTTTGCTTTAAAACAAAAACTACAAAGGAAGTGAATTGCCGCACCTGCGCGCATTCTACTGCCACGCCTGATAGCGAATTTACGTGCTCTAGGCATGGCAATACAGCGGTGCCGGTTGAGTTTCAGCGCACTGGCTGCGAGGGCCACGTCCTGCATCCTCACCTAGTGCCGTGGCAGATCAAGGAAGGGCCAGACGCCATGACTGCCGTTTATGTGATTGACGGCAAGGATGTGGCAAACGGCGAGCAAAACGAAACTACATTTACTAGCAAAGAGATTTTGGCAAATCCATCAATGTGCGCGAATCCTGACAAGTTTGTGCAGGAAATGCGGGAGATTGGGGGGAGGGTGATTGGGTGATGTCGCTATAATGCAATCATTCTCACTGCGTAAGGAAATTGACATTATGGGCAAGCCAACAATTGAAATGATTGGAGTTAAATTCAATCGCTGGACTGTGTTATCTGAAGCAACAAAACCGGAGCAAGCAAAGCAGACCGGAAAATTCTGGAATTGCATTTGCGAATGCGGAACCACGCAAGTGGTTTATGGCGTAACAATCAGAAGCGGTGGCAGCAAATCATGCGGTTGCCTAAAAGCAGAAAAGAATTCAATCGCTATGAAAGCGATGAGAATTCGTCAGGCCGGTACTTTGCATGATCGATTTTTTTCTCGTTTTGTAAAACTTGATAACGGCTGTTGGCAATGGAGAGCGCACACGGATAAAGACGGATATGGCGTATTGCCAGGAGATCGTAAAAACACAAGGGCGCATCGACTTTCTTATGAAATTCATAAAGGATCGATTCCTGATGGGCTAATTGTTTGTCATGACTGTGACAACCCTGGATGCGTCAATCCTGACCATTTGTTTGTCGGCACCATAAAAGATAACGCCCAAGACGCTTTACGAAAGAAACGTCATTACGTTGGCGAAAAAAATGGACGATCAAAGCTAACAGAACAAAACGTCAAAGAAATATTGAATTCCGGTCTTAATGGGCAGCAATTAGCAGATAAGTTTGGTGTCAGCAGATCGACAATAAACAATGTCAGAAGAGGCGATACATGGCAAAAATAGAACTGAGAGAGTATCAATCTCGCGCTCTATCAATGCTTTATGATTGGCTTGAAAAAAATACCGGCCACCCGTGTGTTGTTCTTCCTACTGGCAGCGGGAAAAGTATTGTTATTGCAGAGTTGTGCAGGAGGGCAATTACAGAATGGCCGGAAACACGTATCGTGATGCTCACGCGCAGCGTGGAATTGATAAACCAGAACGCAGAAAAGCTACGCTCAATTTGGCCTAATGCTCCGATGGGCATTTATTCAGCAAGTGCAGGCAAAAAACAATTAGGTGAGCCAATCACAATTGGGGGGCCTCTTTCAATTGTTCGCGTTACCAAAAAAATTGGGCATTGTGATCTTTTGCTGGTAGATGAAGCGCATGACATTTCTCACAATGATGAAGGCAGCTATCGAAAAATCATCAATGAATTGATGGCAATAAATCCATCGATGCGCGTAATTGGTTTTACAGCTAGCCCATTTCGTCTTGGTCACGGAATGATTACGGACAAGCCCGCAATTTTTGATGCATTGATTGAACCTGTGAGTATTGAGGAACTGATTTTCAAAGGCTACCTTGCGACATTACGCAGCAAGCAAACCAACTTCAAACTTGATACCAGCAGCGTTCACAAACGAGGTGGTGATTTTATTGAGTCTGAACTTCAAGCGGCTGTTGATACTTCAGACAACAACAAGGCAATGATTGATGAAGTTATCAAACGTGCTGATGGTCGTAAAAGCTGGATGTTTTTTGCAACTGGAGTGCAACACGCCGAACATCTGCGTGACATTCTCTTAAGCCGTGGGGTTTCTGCCGTGTCAGTGATTGGCGATATGGCAAAAAAGGAGCGAGAGCAATCTATTGCCGATTTCAAGTCTGGGAAGATCACAGCAATTACCCAAGTTGGGTGCCTCAATGTTGGGTTTGATCACCCAGCCATTGATCTGCTGGTTATGGCGCGCCCAACAATGTCTCCTGGTTTGTATCTTCAACAAGCTGGAAGAGGCATGAGAATTCATCCCGAAAAAGCCGACTGCCTAGTGCTCGACTTTGCTGGCGTGGTGGAGACTCACGGCCCAATCACGGCAGTGCAGCCCCCGAAAAAAGCGGGATCGGGCGAAGGCGAGGCACCAGTCAAGGTGTGCGATACATGCAACGAGCTTTGCCCGATCTCAGCCCGTCAGTGTCCGGCATGTGGCGCTGAGTTTCCGGCACCGGAGCCTAAAAAGTTTCACCTACACACCGATGACATTATGGGCATTGAGGCGCAGGAGCTTGAAGTTACAGAGTGGAACTGGCGCAAGCATGTAAGCAAGGCATCTGGTAAGGAAATGCTTGCCGTGACGTATTACGGGGCGCTGAGCGATAAGCCCATCACCGAGTACTTGCCTATCAATCACGAAGGCTACGCAGGCCAGAAGGCGCTTGAAAGGCTTGTAGAAGCAAAGCGGCAAAGCTGCGCGCCTAACACTGAGGAATCATCGCTCGATGGCATTGCTGATGCAATGAATAAGGGCGCTGCACCGGCTACCATCACTTACAAACAAGACGGAAAATTTTACCGGGTGCTTACTAGATCATGGCGATGACTAAAAAAGAGCGGTTACAGATGGAGCGGCTCGAAAGATTGCTTTCTGCCGAGCGCGAGCGGGCTGAAAAACTGTGGGAAGGATATAGAGAAGTAATGTGGGAAAACGTTGATTTAAAAATGAAGATTGAACGTATTCAAAAAATAATGATTAACGAATATGACTAACCGCATTCCCACAGAACACGAAGAGCAACGAGAATTTGTCCGATGGTTTCGCCAGACCTACCCCGGCGTGAGAATCTTTGCCATCCCAAATGGCGGGGCTAGGTCGCCAAGCGTGGCGGGGAGGCTCAAGGCCGAAGGTGTATCCAAAGGCGTGCCAGACCT